AAGTAAGATTGCAGTGTCCCATTCATTTGCATGTAGGTCAAGGAGAAATGAATTCTTCACATGATTCTGGATATATTTATGGAAACATACCTTGGGTATGTTGATTTGTCCCTTCAACAATGCAGCAACCACCTGAAATCTTTTCTTTGGTGGTAGATAGTGTAGGTTTGCTCCCCAGAATTCTGTTCTAGTTGCTTTTGTCACGTATACTAGAGGGTTCTTATCATAATAAGGCAACCATCTCATCTTTGCATCGTAACTAAAGATGTATAAGTGACCAGGAACAGCGAACTTCCTTAGAATATTACCGTCTTGGTTTTCGGAAGACTCAATCCTGTCTGCCTTCTCATCACTGATGAATTTTCTTGTGTCCTTTTTGAATCCACTGGTTTCTTTTTGTAGAGCATTTCTGTACCATGTTACAGATTGTGCTTGCCCTCCTGTTTGTGCGTTTATCTTCTCAAACAGTGTCTTATAACCAGGGTTTTTGTTTACAGTATTGCGCTGTACAGCGGAGAATCCTGTTGCCATTGTTCTAAACTCCTAAGTGATCTTCGGTGAGTATTAAAAAGTTCATCTGCCTGTCTTCACAATACTCACGAGCAGCGGACCACTTAGATTGGTTCTTTGCGAATGTTAAAGCAGCATTACGATAGGCAGCGGTTCTCTTGTTTTTGTCATTCGGTGGTAGTGTTTGTTTCTTGGGTTTAATTTCAATAATATACTTGGTTAGTTTTCCTGTCTTTTCACGGACTTTGATATAGAAGTCAGGAAAATATCGTCTCACTTTACCATCAGGTGCTCTGTATGGTATAATAACTTCTTCACTTCCCCACTCTATAATAGAGGGGTTGTTATCACAGAATACCATGAACTTTCGTTCCCAGAGTGATCTGTAGATAACTCTAGTTGGATTGCCACGGTACTTCTTCGGATTAACAGGTTTGTATAATCCTGAGTACGCCATAAATATAGTTGGACCAACATAGGTATTTAGTGTGGCAGGAATAAACACATTTATTACTGAGATGACGAAAGCAGGCGGAATGTCTGTTTCAAATCAATATGATGTGGATTTCAAATTTACCTCAACAGTTGCTGATGAAATAAAAGCATATGCTGGGGTTGGGTCTGCCAATAAAGATCCAATCTTTAAATTGTTCTGTGATGAAGCGCAACTACCTAATGTTGGCACAATGACAGGTACTTTGACTGGTAGATACACTGGTCAAGGTTCTGTAGCATATGCACACACTCCTGTCTATACAGAGTTTCAACTTGGTTGGATGTGTGACTCTAATATGTCACCACTCAAGTTTTTGACTGCTTGGCATGATTTTATCATTGGAAATGAGAGAAAATCTGGCGGTTCAACTCTATCATCTATGGAATCAGCTACTAGACTGTTGGACAATCGTACATATTCTATACAGTATCCAGACAGTTATGTCTGTGATGTTAGAATTACAAAACTGGAGCAAGGACAGACAGAAAGCACAAGGAGAGCATCTATCTCATATCTGATGGAAAGAGCATTCCCAATTTCTATCGATGCTGTGCCTTTAGCGTATGGTAACTCTCAGTTGACTAGAGTTACAGCAACGTTCCAGTATGCAAGACATCACGTTGCTACCTCACCTATCAACGACACAACAAACTTTACTCCAGTTGCTGATAGAGCACAGCAAAATTGACTTTTCAATTCCATGAAATGGGGAAAATTTTTTCCGCTAATTTTTGGTTCTAAAAGTCGCGCTAAATATACATATGATCTGATCTAAACATTATGGCATTGCCTACCTTAGACCTGCCAACTTATGAGTTGACGGTCCCCTCTACAGGGAAAACTATTAAATATCGTCCATTCCTAGTAAAAGAAGAGAAAGTCCTTTTATTGGCACTGGAATCTGGAGATGATAAAGCAATTCAAGATGCTGTCAAGAATCTACTAAAAGGTTGTATCATCAGTAGATGTAAAGTAGAGAATTTTGCTACTTTTGATTTAGAGTATATTTTCCTCAAAATTCGTGCAGCGGCAGTTGGCGAAGTTGTCGAAATGGAGGTTACTTGTCTAGATGACAATGAAACCAAGGTAAAGTATAATCTCAATCTTGACGAAGTTGAAGTTGTCTTCCCAGAAGGTCATTCTAGCAAAATTATGCTAACTGACACTACTGGACTGATTATGAAATATCCTAGTTTTGACCGTTTTGTTGAAACTTCGGTTTCTGGCAAAGTTTTGACAAATGACGATATTTTCGATATTATCGCGGAATCTATCGATCAGATTTTCCAAGGTGAAGAGGTATATGACTCTTCTACTACCACAAAGAAAGAATTTAGGCAATTTGTCGAACAGTTGACTAATAAGCAATTTGAGGAATTGGAAAAGTTCTTTGAAACTGCCCCTAAACTGTCACATCAGTTTGTAGTGACAAATCCAAATACTGGTGTAGATTCTACTTTCACAATTGAGGGATTAGCAAATTTTTTCGCGTAGCACTCTTCCACAATACTTTGGAAGGGTACTACAAAACTAATTTTGCTTTGATGCAGCACCATAAATATAGCTTGAGTGAGATTGAAAATATGTTGCCCTGGGAACGCCAGGTCTACACTACATTACTTATTCAATATATTGATAAACTCAAAGCAGAGCAAGAGAATAACAAGTAATGCCAGCAGGTAATGTCGGATATACTGATACTAGGTCCTTTAGTGGATCCCTCCTAGGAGATATTGCTGGAGGGATCAGGGATCGTGTTGGTAATTCGATGCAAATGGCGCGTGCTGAGCGTGCTAATGCTTCCAAGGCATTGAATGTAGGTGGTCGCAATGATGGCATCACCCAGGAAGAATTTGATAAAGAATACGGAAGAGGATATTTTTTTAAACGAGCATTAGGATCTAACTTTGGTGGAGATCGTATTGCTAGGACTAGGGGATATTTTGAGAAAAACCCACCAGCAGGAAGAGATCCCACAGGAACAAGAGAATCCAGATTTAGTGCTGGATTTGACTATGCATCAAAAGAAGGTCTAATTAAGGGTGCTAGACCCCTACAAGGACCCAAAGCACCAGAATACCTATACGCCTACGATAGGCGATATGCTGACGTTCTAGGCGATTCTGCCAAGTTTAAGGATGATACCTTAGACAAGGAGAAGATGAAGGCAAAGTCGTCAATGTTTGGCGGCGGTACAATTGGAATAACTGACACTAGGAGTTTTGGTAAGAAAGACAAGGATGCAATCCCTGTTGAAGATAAGCAACTGACTGAAAATATTGCTAAGTCTCTTTCTGGTGTAGAAATCCAGATGACTAGACTTGAGCAGAAGATGCAGTCTGGTGATGGAGAGGATGGATTTGTTGCTAATCTTGTATCTAAGAATTCTACTGCTATTGTAGCAGGATTCACTGGCATTCATGCTGCACTGTCATCTCTACTTGGAGCAGTACAGAAACAGACACAAGCAATCAAGGATGGAGCACAGAAAAAGGCGATTGCTGAAGAAAAAGCAGAAGATAGAGCAAACAGGAAAGAAGAAGAATCACTTGCAGAAGTACAGAATGCATCTGCTGAAAATCAAACCCCAGAAAAACTGAAAAAAGAGAAAAAGGAAGAAGGTGGTATTCTTGGATCTCTCTTCGATCTTATCTCTGGCAGAGATATGACTGGTAGAAGACGAGGTAGCGCAAGAGGACTGACAAGACTTTTACGAGCAAAAACTAGAGGCATCATGAACCCCAAGATGCTTCTATTGCTTGGTGGACTACTTGCTGGTGGTGCAGCTGTTGGTAGAATGGTTCAAACTGGCGGTAGACCACCCGATCCCACAGGACGCAATGAACCTTCTATTGGTCCAACATCATATGCTGATCAATCTGGTGGACTTGGATTTAATCTAGGTGGACAGATTCCTGGTGCAAGAAATAGTGGAGATGCTTTTACTGCAACCTTAGGAGATACGCCATATCAGGAAGATATTATCCCTAGATCTCCACAGAATGAGAGAATGTCTGAAGATGCAAAATACTATGCATTGAAGAAGTATCAGAAGCAGCAAATTGAAGTAAAAGAGCAAGCACTAAGAAAGTATGGTTCTGGTGGTGGATGGGAAGAATTAGGAAAGAGTTTACTTGACGGCATTAAGCACTTATTTGGTGGAGGAGGAGATACTCCTGTAGATCCTACCACTCCAAGAACAACTAGTGGTGGAGGAAAGACTACCAGCGAGAGTCAGCAAGAGACTGCTAGATTGATGTATGACGAATTAGTCAATAATCAAGGAATGGCACCCGATGCAGCAAAACTAATGATTGCTGAAATGGGAAGAGAGAATAGTTTGAGTAGAAATCTCATTTTAGGCACTCACGATGATGGTGGCAAGACAGCATATGGTGCTGTCAGTTGGCAGGGTGGTAGAGAG